AATTTGATATTGCAAGCAGTGAGATATTTGTTAGCTATAGCAGAATATCTCTCTATCAAATCTGGCCACATAGGTGTGATTAATATACATTCGAAATTAACAGAACTTCGGAACATTGCATCTATAGCGTCATAATATTCGTTAATAAATGGTGGGTTCATATATACCCTCTTATTTTCCAAATCAACATTTGAAATATTGAAAAAAGATTTATCCTCGCCAATATTGGTATAATAATTAGGAATATTGACATTATGATTTTGTGCATCAGCAAACGCCTCAATATCAAAAGCACCAAGTAATCTTAATGAATTTTCACTCATTTTAGAAAAATGACGGTGTAGTCGGGGGTTATCTGATGTTTTAGCTAATTCTTTAACAAAAGAATCTCTATCATTATGTATTTGGTTAACGTCAATAAATTTAAGTGGTATTTCAGTGGGAACAGCTAATGCACGTTCAATATGAGAACAAGTGCATTTATTATAATATTCTCTGTCCTCCCTACTCAAAAATACGAGGATGAAATTAAATTGAAATAATTTGATTGTTTTCTTAAAACAAGAAACACAATTTTTATAAAGACCCGTACCTATAATAGGCATGTAAACTGTTAAGTTATATTTATTTGAGTACGTGCTAACACACTCAAAAATCTCCTTATATATTTTAATAGTAGACGAGTCACAATGGTTAATGTTATATTTGTTGGCAATACATATGCCAAAATTAATGTTATTGTACCGGTAACAAATGGCATGATTTTTGATTGGTTTCTTAATATTGATGTCATAAGATGGGAACATTTGACGAAATGTTTTAGCTTGACCAGCACCATCCGTAAGCATATCATTGGCACAGTTAATGTATAAATGTTGTTCATCAATGGGCAACTCATTATAATTACAAATAACATGTCGGTCGATTATCAAACTTAAGTCTGAATCATGTATAGAATCTATTTTGTACGTGTCGAAAGAACGTATTGATGAGCTATCATCTCTATCGTCACTAATAACGACACTAATAGAATCTCCGGTAATAGTAGCATTGTCAACTGGATTGTTAACGTTGTCAGAATTTTTCTTAATCTCGACGGCAGGGTAAGGTGTCTCAGACATTTGCATGTTATCCACATATTTAGGATGTATTTCGTGATGAAAAGTTTTATAATCGCATTGGATAACAATATCTTGAAACTGTTTAACTTTAAATAACCAAATGCGATGAGTGGGCGATATAATTAATTCATCATTTTTATCAGCAAATAGTCTGAAAAAGTGGGTGCGTAACTCGTACCAAAAACCGTCGTTTTCT